AATGGTGAATAACGGAGCGGTTACAAAAGTATTGGATGCAACGACCGTTAGTTATACCGTTCCCAAGGGATACCATAGCGGCAGCGGTAAGGTGTCCATTACTCTGGAAACCAAAACGGTGACACCTACCAAGGCAACGCAGAATATAACACCTTCCACAGGAAAAGTTCTTTCTAAGGTGACGGTGAATCCGATCCCTGCGGAGTTCATCAAAACGGACGATGCCACGGCACAGGCAGGGGATATTCTTGACGGTGAGACCGCTTATGTTGACGGCGTGAAAGTGGTAGGTACTATGCCCAATAACGGTGCTGTGAGCGGTTCTGTGAATGGTATCACGACAACTTCTGCTACTATTCCCGCAGGTTGTACCACAGGCGGTACTGTGACTTTTGATGATACAAAGATCTGTGAGATGTTGGATGCTATCTAAGGGGGTGCAATGTGAGTATTGATAACAGCCTTGACCGCATCATCGGTCTTGTTGATGATTCCCACGAAGCAGTAAAGGAGAAAGGCGGCACAACCGCAACGCCTTATCTTTTGGCGAACTTGCCTAACGCAATTAAGAGCATTCCCGAAGGCGAAGACCTATCCGCAGAGATTGCGGAGTACGGCTCGTTGAATGATGAGCTGGAAGAAGTTATCAATTCCTTGCCGAGTGCCGGCGGGGGTGGTGCGAGTATTGAGACTTGTACGGTAACGGTTGGTTCTCCGATGGATCTGGAATTACAGTATTTATTCTGGTCTGATGGGGACAATGTGTCTTCGGATTGGTCGGCTGTACTGGATACTTATACGGGCGGTAGTATAACCGTTGCTAAAAATTCGATAATTTATATTGGTCTTGCGAGTGTCCCTTTTGAGAGTATTTCAATAAATGGTGACGCAACAATAATTTATGAAAGTGGCGCTGTGTATGTAGTATCTATAACAGGGGATTGCTCCATCGAAAGTAGCGCTGGTGGCGGTCCTTCTTAAGGAGGCTTTACTATGTCAAACAAAACAGATTTCCAAGCATTAAACACAGACTATGCCGCCTTAATTGAAAACCTGCGAGGGAAAGCGGTTGGCGGTGGCGGCGGTGGCTATGAAGTTGTGACAGGAAGTTTTTCTTCGTTAACAACGGCAAATAAGTTTCCCGTAACAGTAGAAGGGATAGGGTTCAGGCCTAAACTTGTGATTGTTTTCTTTAATGGTAGTAAGAGGATATCAACATCAGGTACAGTAAAGTATTGCTTGAGTGCTCTTGCATTTGATGAAAACGGAAATACCTTTTGCTCGTACTTTACGGATAGCACATCATCGCCATATATTTATACAACGTCTAAGTTTACTGGAAGCATAACCGGTGATGGTTTTGTGCTGACATCAAGTGGTAGTTCTTATATAATGGCTCAGGGTAATTATAGGTATCTTTGTGTAAAATAGTAAGGAGCAAAAATGGCAATTAAAACAGTATATGTAAGTAAGCTGGGGCGGGATTACAAAATCTCTCCTCATTTTAAATTGCGGGAGTTTCAATCGAAGGACGGAGCGGATAAGGTTTTGTATTCCGAAGAACTCTTGGCGAAGCTGGAGGAGTTGCGTTCTTATGGTGGATTTATTATCACCGTGAACAGCGGTTATCGCTCTCCCTCGCATAACAAAAAGGTTGGAGGTGCTGCCAACAGCTCCCACACAAGAGGTTTGGCGGCAGATATCAAAGCGAGGAAAGAGAAAGACGGGCAGTACGTTTCAGCTAAATTACTATGCGCTCTTTGTCAGACTCTCGGCTTTGACGGTGTGGCTTATATCAATGCGAATTCCGTTCATGTTGATATGGCAGGAAGGAATTACCGTGGGGACGAGCGCAAAGGCTACGGCAATAATGTAGGCGGTGACTTCTATAAATACTTTGGGATCACCAAAGCACAGGTGGAAGCGTTGAGAGTTGTACCCGCGCAGGAAGAAGAGGAGGAAGAAGAAATGACTCAAGAGCAATTCAATATGATGATGGAAAAGTGGATCGCTCAGCAGGCGGCAAAAGAGCCGGGCGAATGGAGCAAGGAATCCCGTGCCTGGGCAGAAGCCAACAAGATTATGAACGGCACGGGCGCAGGGAACAGTTACGGCGCACCCGCTACCCGTGAACAGGTGATCGAGTTTATCTACCGTTACGCAAAGCAGGTTGATCCGATTAAATGAGGTGGCTTGAATGGATTTATCTATTGAAGTGATCATTATGATCCTTGCCTACGCCGTTTCTATCGGATGCTTGTACGGTGCGCTCTCCACCAAGATCGATACTTTGACAAAGCAGGTGGAGAAACATAACGGCGTGATCGAGAGGCAATTTCATTTGGAAACGGAGTTTGAGCGAGACAAGGCACAATTAGAAGGCGAAATCGAAACCTTAAAAGAAAAGATGGATATTTACCATCATGAGTGATAAGTGTTGCGTTGCTTGGGCAACGCTTGGATAAAATAAAAAAGAATCCCTCCACCATCCTGCGGATGGTTCCCCTCCCTTTAGCAAGGGAGGTTTGGGGGTGGTGAATGAAAGGAGATTTTCTATGAAAGACAATATGAAAGAGAAAATGAGAAGCTGGGCGTTATGGTTGGCCATTGCTTCTCTTATCGTATTCTGTGTGAAGCAGTTTGCCGGGGTTGACCTCGGTCCCGTTGTGGATGAGTTTATGAACTTGTTGCTTCCCATTCTCGTTGGCTTTGGTATCATCAATAATCCCAACAGCCGCGGGAGTATTTAATGGCAGTATATAAAGGGGAATCGCCGCTGCAATTGAGCGGCGATCCCCAAAGAGATGTTGTGACTTTGCGGAACGCCTTATATGAGCGTGATATGCAGTTGCGGTATGTTTTGGAACATTTGGATGGGGAGAATATGGCAGATGGGTATATCGAAAGTATTATGCCCGAGCCTGTTGTTTTTCCCGAAATTCCCGAAACAGAAATCAACATGGCAGAAGCTATCGGCATTCTTGCCGTGGAGAACGGCGGTACCGGGGCGAACAACAAAAATAACGCCGCCCGAAATCTTATGGAGCGGGGGAGTTGGACACCGAAAGTGGGGTTTCTCAACGGAGCTCAATTCAATGTTTCTTACACCAAGCAGTATGGCACTTATTTGAAGGTAGGAGACATGGTTACCGTTGCGTGGGACATGACACTTACAGCCACGACGAATTGGTTGGAAAAGACCGATTATATCCATGTGGTGAATTTGCCCTATGTTCCCGAAATGGATCGCTGGTGCGGTGTGGTCGGGCAATTGATCATTCCGAACCTGACCTATGCGTCGCGGGGATACGCCTGTCATGCTCGCGTATCTGTAAATGGGATCGGTCATAGGACCCTTGGCGGTGCCGCGGTGTCTGTTTCTTCTTCGAATACCGGTACCTTTTATCTTGCCGGTACCATGACCTATAAAATATCTTAAGGAGGAGCTATGGAGATCAAAGATAAGATTACTTTGGATGCTTTATCTGACCGCGCCGTGACGATTAAGACACAGAGGTACATTGATGAGAACGGGACTCAGGTGAATGTGGGTGATCTGCACGCGGTAGGATATGTGAACAGCGAATACGGCAGGCGAATTCTGCAAGCGGATGTGAGCGATCCTTATTTATCCGCGATCCTCGCGATTTGGGGGGATACTCCCAAAGTGGGGGTGAGCGAATGACATTGAGTAAGATCCCGAACGCCACGGCTTTGAGGCAGAGCTACCAAGCGGAGTTTGGCGGTTTGCATCACCGCAAGGGGGCGAGTGACGGAGAGTTATATGATATGCGGAATATGACTTCCGATCATTATCCCGTGCTTTCACCCCGTGAGAAACGGCGGTTGGTTGCGAGTTATGACCAGGTTTTTGGCGTTTACTGCTACGGCGCGGACACTTTTATTGCCGCAACGAAAAATGGCGATACAGGTCTTTACAAGGACGGAGAGAAACTGTTGAGTTTGACTCCCGATGACAAGCAGATGGATGTTTGCTCAAAGAAACTTTGTATCTTCCCCGATAAGGTCTACTATGATCTGAACACCGGGGAGAGCGGGAGCATGAGTGCGAGTATCGGACCCGTGGCGGCTACCTTTCGGAGCGGTGAGTTAAACGGTTCTGCCGTGAAGAACAATGAGATCTATGTGCAGGGTGCTGATTTTTCCGTATTCAAAGCGGGGGACTCGGTGACCATCAGCGGATGCTCTGTGGTGGAAGCCAACAACAAAACGCTGATCGTGCGGGAAGTGCATGGCAATCGGTTGGAGTTTAGTGAGTACGCTTTTGACATGGAAATCGCGGAATACGAATTTACTCTTACAGAAGACCTGCCTTATCAATATCCTGCGGGAGTTTCGTCTTTTAACACGATCACTTACGGGTTTTATGCGGGAACAAAACCTGTGTTTTTCCGCCCCGATAAGATCCTTGAGAAAAAAGGACTTTTAACATGGACGGCGGGAGATACGGTCGTGAAATATTGTCCCTATTCGGAGGGGAGCTACGGCCAGGTATATAGGTATGACTTGATCGACTTTGAACTTGACGGTGGTTTTTATACGAATACGGAACTTCCTTTCACTCCCATATATACGAAAGAACACGATGAGACCATCACCATTGAGAGAGTGATCCCCGACTTTGACTTTATCTTGCAGGCGAATAATCGTCTGTGGGGAGCGAAAGGGGATACGGTTTGGGGTTCCAAATTAGGTGACCCGACAAACTGGAATAATTTTGAAGGTATTGCCACGGATTCTTATTCCGTAGAGTTGGGTTCAGCCGGTGATATCACGGGTATTGCCAATTACAACGGGTATCCGACTTTCTTTAAGGAAGACGGGATCTACAAATTATACGGTGCGTATCCGAGCGCGTTTCAGCTTTACGCAACGAATACCAAAGGCGTTAAAACAGAATGCGGAAAGAGTATTGCCAAGATCGGCGATGCTCTTTTTTATGTTTCAAAAAACGGTGTGATGATGTATGCCGGCGGTGTGCCTACCTACATCGGCAACGAATTGGGCGTGCGGATCGCTACGGCGGTGGGCGGTACGGACGGGAGAAAGTATTATCTCTCTGCCGATACCGATGAGGGACGGAAGTTATATGTTTATGATACCTTCCTTAACCTGTGGCATATCGAGGACGAGCTGGAAGTGGTTGCGATGAGTTACGGCAATGAACTGGTGGCAGGAGCGGAAGACGGACAAGTGATGACCTTGGGGTTCTCGGAGAATGCCACGGAAGCTGACCTTGATTGGGAAGTACGCTTTGCCGATGCCGTTGTTGGCTCTCCCAATAAGAAGGGCGTGCAGGAAGCCATTGTGCGTGCCGATTGTTCCGGGGGCGGTTGGTGTGAGGTGTTCGTCCTCTTTGACGGTACGGAAGAAGTACGCATGGGGCGCATTGAACAAGACGGCAAATATTCCACGATGCTCCCGATTATTCTTCGCAGGGGTGATCATTTTGCCATTATCCTGCGGGGGCATGGGATCGTGGATATCTACGGTTTGAGTTATAAATATTACCACGGAAGTGAAATGAGGTGATTAGGTGGCACAATATACATTTGATGACGTGCAGAAACTTATCAATGATAACAAGCTGCACTTTTCCGATGCGGATTTGAAATTGGCACAGAACAATCCCAACGCGGGGATGACGATTGCCAATTACAAAATCGATTATGCCAACGCCACTACGGATGATCAAAGAGCGTTGGCGAACGCGGGCGCGGAGCAGACTCGCAAAGATTACGGGAATTATACCGGTGGTACGGACGGTTCCCGGTACTATATGACTTCTCCCAGCCCGAACAGCTATTATGACAAAGGCTTTGAGAATCCTTATCAGAGCCAGTATGACGATGCTTTGAATAACGTGCTGAACCGCCAGCAATTCAGCTATGACCCCGAAACCGATCCTCTGTATCAGAGCGCACGGCAGATGTATTTGCGTGAAGCTGACAGAGCCACGCAGGATACATTGGGACAGGCTGCGGCTATGACAGGGGGTATCGCATCCACGGCGGCGATCAACGCCGCAAGCCAGGCGGGGGATTACCACAGAAGCCAGTTGAATGATTCTTTACCGCAGTTTGCGGAAGCGGCATATCAGAAATACATTGATGATGTGGGCTTGGATTTTGATACCTTCTCTATGATGAATGATTTGCGGAATCAGAGCAGAAGCGAGTATGACACCGACCGTAACTTCGGATATAACCAATGGACGGATGAACTCGGTTTCCGTGCGGATGAGGAAGCTCAGAAGCTGGAACAGGAAAATTATAAGACCGAGTACGGTGACGCATTGAGTTTGGATGTTCTGAACCAGTTACAGGCGCAGTATGAGGCGAATCCCAATGCGGAAACGAAGAAACGCATTGATGCTATTCTGAATGAACTTTACGGCAGACTCGGACTTTAACGGAGGTAATGAATGGGCTTTGTTGATGACCTTTTGAGACAGGCACGGCAGATCGCCGCGCGGACAGGTAACCAAGGGAGAACACCGGAAGAACTTGCACGCATTGAGACCAACAAGGAAATCGAAGCGGCGAAAAAGAAGAAGGGTTCTTCTAAGAATTCTACCAAAAAGAAAAAGAACTCCTCTAAAAAAGAGGAACAGAAAAAACCTGTAACACAGACAAGAAACATTGACAGGGTTCAGCAGAAGTATGGGGGCGGTGAAGAAACCGCCCCTTCTTCCGATAAGAAGCTGACCTTGCCGAGCGTGAGAAGATATAATCCTTTGACCAAGGCTCCCGTGGAGATTAGACAGACCAACGAGTATCGAGGGAACAGCGGTAGAACGAAAGAAGAACTTGACCGTTTGAGATCGGTGCAGGAGATCTCCAGGACCACACCGGAACAATGGCTGGATATCAATATGGAAGGTGTTGCCGCCCGGAATCGGAAAGCGGGAGTTGGAACTGTTGTAGAAAACGCAAATGTTGACTATAAGGACTTTGATTTCAGTACCGCTTCTTCTTTGAGCAAAAACACACAGTATGCGGATATGCTCATCTCAAATTGGGATCGCATTGCTGATACCGATAAAGTTGCAGCGGCTGACGCATTGATCCGGGTTTACGGGTTTGATGATAATACCCGCAAATTAATTGACGATGCTTTTACCAACGCATCGACAGCGGATAAATATAGATTGCTGGAAACTGCTTCTTATGTTACCGGTGAGAATGTCGATACCCAAAAAATGAAAGATATGATCTCATCTTCTCCCGATGCGGGTGAGGCTCTTGGTGAAAAAATCCATGATGATCAGCATGAAACGAGAGTTTGGACGGAGGAAGATGCCAAAAGAAATCCCGATGTTGACCGAGAGGTTGGGGAAGAATATGAGGTAAGAAGATCCGGTTATTTTGCAGACATGGTAGGGAATGCGGTGGATTCTTCTTTGATCAGAGATGCCAAGACCTACCAAGACCAACAGGAGCTTATCGATAAGTATATTGAGAACGGACATTATACCAATCGTGATGCGTGGACATATACCATTAAGCGTGGTCTTGTTGAGAGTGTTCTCGGTGCGTATGATGCCGGTGCGTTGAGTTTGGTGAACTGGTTGCAAAAGGGGCAGGATGACGAGGTTATTCGCAGTTTCCCTGAAAAATGGAGCGATTGGAACGATGATGGACCCGTGCAGGGTACAATCAGCGCATTGACCGAGGCTCTCGGTGATCTGTTTACCATGGCGGGGATCGACAAAATTATTCTTTCCAAAGCGTTTTTGGATCAAAAAGATGTAGATACGGTAGAAAGATTGTTACTTTCCGTTTCCGATCCGTGGCATGAAGCTATTGCTGTATCGAACCGCATTTATGAAAGCGCGAATATTTCGCCTTTCCAAAGAGAAGTACAAAATATCATGGGTATTGTAGCGGAGCAGATCCCCACTATTGCGTTGGCGGCGATCAATCCTTCGCTTGGTCTTTCCTCGTTTGGGGTTTCTGCCGGTGGTCGTTCCGCAAGACAGGCTTATGAACAGGGAGCTACTTTGGAAGAGGCTGTGAAGTATGGTCTTTCCAGCGGTGTTGGTGAAATGCTGACCGAAAGATTGTTTGGTGGTTTGGACTTCTTTGGGAAAGGTTTTGTTTCTCCGGCATTGAGAAAACTGATGCCTAACGCGAAAATTATTACCGACACTACAAAGAAGGTACTGGAAGACAGCGGGTTTATGAATTCTATGGCGGCTCGTATTTTGAGACGAGTTGGTTCTGCCGGTGGGGAAGCTACCGAAGAAATGATCATGGAGATCGTGACCCCTTATCTTGAGAGAGCGAGTTATAATCCCGATGCCGTGAACGCCACACTTGCGGAGATCGGATATTCCGGTGGTATCGGTGCTATTGTCGGCACAATCCTCGGTATTCCTGTTATGGTATCGGAAGGTATTCAATCCGCAAGCGAAAAGAAATCTTTGGATGCGCTCCTTGACGAATCCCGCAATGAAGTGCTGGCGAAGATTGACATGGCGGTAGCATCGGGGAAAATGACCGAAGAGGAAGCGGCGGCTACCCGTGCGGAAGCGGAAGACATTCTTGCAGGGAAAGGCTCTTTGAATGTTACCGACTCGCAGGAAGAAGTTAAGATTTCAGGGGAAGCGTTGGATACTGTTTACGATTCCTATGAAGATGCGAAACAGGCGATGATGCAGGAAGCCCGTACCAAGAAAGACGGGGAGAAAATTACCGCCAATTATATTGAGAATGGCGAAGTGAAGACCTTTACCACCACGGCGAAAGGCGGCACTCTCGGTTTGGGCAGAAGCGGGATCGCGGCACCGAAGTATCAGAAGATCGCCAAGGCGAAGAATGTGACCGAGCGGAGCGGGTATCAGCTGGGTGTGAGAGAGGATATCATTAAGGAAGTATCGGCTCTTTCCACCGCTATCGGTAAGGAAGTTGTTTTCGATTATGACGCGAGAGCGGCGGTGCATGGCGGTGTATCCGAGCGGGAAGGTAAGATCTACGTTAACGTGAACTCGGCGCAATCTCCTGCCCGTGCGGTTATCGCTCATGAGATGACCCATATTTTGGAACGAACCGCATCTTACGGTAAGCTTTATGAACTCATGAAAAAACATTACGGGAGCAGTTGGGAATCGAAGCTTGCGGAAATTAAAGCGAACTACGCAGCGCAAGGTAAACCTTTGAACAGAAAAATCAACGGATACGCTGAAGCGGAAACGGAACTTATGGCGATGTTCGTTGAGGAAAAACTGCTTACCGATGAGGCGGTGGTGCGTGAGATCGTGCAGACGGACAAATCGGTGGCGCAGAAAATCATCGATTGGCTGAATAAGGTCATTCAGAAAATGGTGGGCAACAAGGAACAGAAGGTGCTTGCCGAAGCGCGTGACCTGTGGAATAAGGCTCTGCAGGAAGAGCAGAGTGGTAAGGTGAAACCTCGTACCGTTGAGGTGGAAGAAGAAATCACCGAGAAAGTAAAAAAACGCGCTCCCGAAGTGGAAGCGCGTGATATGAGGATGTCTGTTGGTAAATCCGAAGATGCCGAGTATATTGACGCAGTAAACCGCATAAAGAAAATGGATCAAATGTACATCAATGCGATTCTTGAGGAAGATTACATCACGGCTCAAGAACTTGTAGATGCTGCAGCAAAAGATAGTGGGTTTACTGTTAAGGCAATGCACGGGACTCCGGAGCGTAGAAAACTGCAAAATGATAGTTATGTTCACTATGATCCCAATGCTCCCGGTGATGGGTGGATGAGTAATGAAGATTGGACGGTATTTGATAGCACAAAAAGTATTGCCGAAAAAACAGATGGGTCTGCATTTTTCTTTACAAACAATAAAAGAGTGGCAGATTTTTATAGTCCGCAATCAAGAGAAGGCGATCCTAAAATATTTGATGTATATCTGCATATGGGAAACACATTGGTTGTTGATTGTAAAGGTTCACCGTGGTATCAAGTACCTATTCCGAAAGAATTACCAAGATATAAAAATCGACATTTGTTGACGGGCGAAGAATTATCTTACGATGAAGCAGACACCAAGTTTATTTGTAGACAAGCAAAGAATTTGGGGTATGATAGCGTTCATTTTAAAAATATTGTTGATGGAAATGCAAAAGATACTGAAATGATTGGCGATGTGTACGCTGTCTTCAATCCCAACCAAATTAAATCCGCAGACCCTGTAACCTACGATGAAGAAGGTAACATCATTCCTTTGTCGGAGCGGTTTAACGAAGCGAATGATGATATCCGTTATTCTGTTGGATCTGATACGGAGTATATGGAAGCTGTGGAGAATGATGACATGGGAACCGCGGAGCGTATCATCCGAGATGCCGCGGTGGCTGCGGGGTATGACTCTCCGAAGCTTTACCACGGGACGAAGAGTTTCGGGTTTACCGAGTTACGGACGGAAGACCTTGATATCTTTGCGTGGAGTCCTTTCTTCACTACCTCGGATCCGAAACTTGCGGAAACTTATAGCGGTAAGACCGAGCGCAGACAGATTAAAGGCGGCTATCCCAAAGCTACACGGGAGCAGATCGATGAGTATCTTGCGGAGCATAGAGGCGTGCTGAAAAAGCGCATTCGTGCTATTGATAATCACTTAAGCAAAACTACGTTACCCCGCACCAATGACGCGAAGCGCAAAGCCTTGATGAGGGATGCGAGAGATGAACTCATGAAGATGGTGGAAGCGCAGGATTCCGCTACCTTGAGCGCGGCTTATAACAGCTATATGGATGCTGTTGATGCGTTGGAAAAAACCGCATTGCTCCCTGCGGAAGAAAAACTTTTTGAGTTTGATGAATTACACAACGCAAGATGGGAAATCGGTCGTATCATCGGTGCGGAGGAAGTATTCGTTGATTCCGAAGGTAAACTTGTGACCTACGAAAACCGCGAGGAAATCGAAAGTGATACCGCGGGTATCTACTCCTTCTATGCCAACCTTGATGGTATGCTGGATATTGACGGTGAAGGTAAATACTGGAACCACATTGACGGCAGTAAGATCGGCAAGGATGGCGATGTTAAGACCCGTGAAGTTGCGGAATACGCCAAAGAAAACGGCTACAAGGGTGTTATTATTCGCAACATTACCGACAGCGGCGGGCAGACCGATTATTACGAACCGGGTGATATTTACATTTTCTTTGAACCTGCGGCGCAGGTGAAATCGGCAGACACCGTGACCTACGATGACAACGGGGAAATCATTCCTCCTTCGGAGAGATTCAACGAGGAGAATAAGGATATCCGTTGGAGTGTGGGGAAAGGCAAAGAAAACCGTAAGATGCGGGACGCGGATCTAAAAACCATTAAGAAAATGGAAAAGATCGTAAAGAAAGCGGAAAATCAACGTGACTTTGCCAATCAGGAAAAAGAAGAACTAAAAGCGAAACAAAAAGAAAAGGAAAAGAAATATAAGGCAGAATTGTATCGCCGCCGCAAAGAAACGGACGCTGAGCGGAAAGCACAGAAAAAGAGCCTTGCCGCTATTGCCAAGGAATATGAAAAGGGCCATACAAAAAAAGCCAGAAACCTTGTAGCAGAAGAACAAAAGCGCATTGATGCAATGTATCCAAAAACCGATAAGGAATTGCGTAAAGAACGTGCGGATGCGATTGTGAAAGAATACTTTAAACAGAGGGAGAAGCCAGATCCCAATAGTACGGAATCAACCTGGTTGAAAAACAAATCTGTGCGGAACATTGTGGACCAGTTCCGCAGGGAAACCATTGAGCAGCTTGTGTATGTCGGCAGATTTACTGTGACCAATGATAATGTTATTCTTGATGAAAATCAGCAGGAGGTTGCAGTACGTAAGGATGATACATGGGACTTTTCCGAAGTGAAGAATACCTATACTCCTTATTTCGGTATGACTTTGCTGGCAAAACAGGAAGGTATTGATGTGGATCGGTTCTTTACTATGTTTGCGAAGATCCGTGATATTCAGAGAAAACCGAAGGACGATTTTAAAACGCGGTCCCGAAAAGAAGAAGTCGTTGCCTACATTAACTCTTTGAATCTGACGAAGAAACAGAAAGAGTTTCTTTATTATGATGCTGCACGTTATGCGAAATCCAAGATGCCGACATTTTTGGATGGCGGGAATGTAACCGAGGAAAAAGGTAACATTCGCGGCCGAATGATGGAAGCGTTGGACAACATTTCTTTTGATATGTTCAACGGGCATATGAAGGAAGATTCCCGGTGGGCTAAAGAAGATTCCGCACAGATCCGACAGGAAGACATCAATAACTTTGTTGAAATGCTTTTTGGCAAAGAAGACAGCGAGGCGAAAGATTTGTTTTTGGATCGGTTTACGCGGATGATCGTGGATTATTCTGAACAAATGGAAGAAGCACGGCTGTTGCGGGCTTCTAATCTTTTAGTTAACAAGCCGAAACAGAGCGATCCATTGAAGATGCGTGTTGTGCGTGCATATCGCGAAGCGAAACAGAATTTCCTCTGTGAAGGGGAAGCCTTTGAGCGCATGGCCGACAAAATGAAAAATCCTTTGATCAGAGCCAGATATTACCAAGCAAAAAGCGCGGTTGCTATTGCCAATGAAATGATCAACGGCAAGCATCAGCGAAATCTCGATGGGGATTTGATGGGCAAAAGTTTGTATCAAATCTTTGAACCAATCTTTAAAGCGGATACAAAGGCGAAGAACAGTAATGGTATTGAACTTTTGACGCAGTTGGTGAACAATCGCCATGATATTTACCGTCAGAAAAATGGAAAAGGTTATACCGGTAACACCATTGAAGAATGCGAAACCATTGTGGAAAACATTTCTATGGCGCACCCGGAGATCTTGAAAGTTGCCGATGAACTTGTTGAGTATGGCAGAAACCTTTTGAGAATGTGCGTGGATTGCGGCAGATTGAGCAAAGAAGACTTTGATTATTTTGTGGCGAAATATCCATATTATGTACCTGCTTATCGAATCGAAGAAAATGAGATTATGGATCGAAGCGGTAAAGTGCGCCGAGATACGGCTGTTATCAAGACTGCAAGATTCGGGAATCGTGATGTTTTACCCCTCTGGGATCAGATGGTGCGCCGCACTAATGAAACAATAAAATCCTGCAAAAAAAATCAGCTCGCCTATGAATTAGTGAAGGCAACACGCAAAAAAGGACATGAGGACTTTATTTCCTCGGTAACAAAATCGGTGGACCAGGGTAACAATGAAACTGCTGCCGCAGAACTCGGACAGGTTGAAGATATCGGCAAGGCGCGGAGAACGCAGGAAGATGATACCTTTATTCCTTGGTATTGCAACGGTGAAAAATTCGATGTTGATATTGCCGATGCTTCGTTGCTTTACGGTTGGGACCGTATCAATTACCGAATGGATGAAAAGCAATATCACCGGGTTCTTCGCAAGATGAACAGCTTCCGCAGAGCGGTGTTGACACAATATAATCCCACATTCTGGTTAACGAATCATATCCGAGATGTGAGTGATATGTTTTTGTATAATCAGCACGCGCAGAATCTTACGGGATATATGGTGGAAGCTTACGGCGAGATGTTTGGCGGCAAAATCGGCGGGACAAAGGCTTTCCAAAAAGCATATAAAAAAGCTACCGGGAAAGAGTATGTTTATAATGAAGAGAAAAGAGCGGATGCTTTGGAACGCTATCTTTCCAAAGGTGCATCCCAGGCTTCGATCTTTGAATATGACAATACCAATGCCGGCAGAAAAACCACAAAGGGTAAAGTGCAAAGTGCAATGAAAAAGCCTTTGGAGGCTTTTGATGTATGGAACTTTATGTTTGAGCAGATCCCGCGTTTGGCGGTGTTTAACGAAACCATTGACCGATTGACAAAAGAACGTGACAAAGGTAAAAATGAATATACCGATGAAGAGATCGAAAGTATTGCAGCATACCAAGCGGCAGATGCCACATTGAATTTCGGCCGGAGCGGTACTGTGGTGAAAAACCTTAACACCTACGGGTGTACCTTCCTTAATGCCGGTGTGCAAGGCATGGATCGCGCAAGGAGAATGTTCACACAAATCAAAGATGGTGACAAGAAAACCGTGATGTTGAACTTGTGCGGATTGGTGTTTAAGATCTTTGCCATGGGTTATTCCGTGCATATCATTCTCGATTGGATTTACGGTGGAGATGATGAGTATGCCAACGCTATCAGAGAATTCCTTTATGGGGATGATGAAGAAGAAATTATGCAGGAATGGAAAGAAATGAGCGATTATAATAAGATGAACTATCTTGTTATTAATATCAACGGTGCATGGTTTCGTATTCCTCAGGGCAGACTCTCCGCTTTCCTTTATAGTTTTGGCTATAACGGCGAAAAAGTGTTTGATGGTGAAATGGATGCTTTGGATCTTGTGGAAGCACAATGGGATATGGCAAAAGAAACCGTTCTCTTCGGGAATCCTCTGACCAATAATATCCTGGGACCTGTGATTGAAGCCTGGAGAAATAAGGATAACTGGGGCAACGATATCGTTTCGGAGTACGAAGATATGGGCGAAGGATTCCATTATCTTGAATATGATGACGAAACATCTATGGCCGCAAGAAAGGCTGCGGAGTTTGGGCATTGGCTGACAGCGGATCTTTTTGGTGTGGAAGATTCCCGTATTTTAGACTTCTCTCCGAAAAAGCTGGATCATGTAATGAAGCAATACTTTGGTTCGTATGCCAATCTTTTGATGCCGTTTTTGGATGGCGGTACCAATTTGAAGGATAAGGTAACAGAAGGACTTGCGGAAACACTTTTCAAGAAGTTCTATATTAATCCTGTGGAAAGCAACAGACTTGCCGGGGATTATTATGATTTGAAAGAAGAGTTTGAGAATACCGCTAAAGCGCATGATAACGATTCGCCTTACGCTGTTGCGGTGAAAGTGTTTGATGATTACAATGAATTACTCAAACCTTTGCGGGAACAAATTACGGCGATCTCCGATGATCCGAACCTTACCGCGGAAGAAAAAGCGGAGCAGATCCTTGCTTTGCGGGAAGAAATGAATCAGATTTACCGCGATGCTGTTGCGGATGCATGGGATGCCCTTGGGTTTGCAACGGAAAACTATACCGGTAAAGATGACAACAATCAAATTTATGATGATTGGGTGAAAATGTTTAAAGACGCGGAATGGCGTTCAGCTTCGCTTAATAAGACCGAGAAAAAGAAATATGATGATCTGATTGCAGCAGGTTTGGATGATGAAACCGCGCTGAAAGTGATGGATCGGATTTCTGCATTGGAACCGGTGGAGGGTAAATCTTCTGTATCTGAATTCCAAAAGGTGAAAGCAATTGCGGATATGGGGCTTTCTAAAGAGCAGGAAATTGCAGCGATGAGCGCGGCATTGAATGAAAGTGCCTATGCAAAATTTACATCCACTACTGATTATGGTGTCACGGCGCAGGTTTGGGCAGATTTCCAGATGGCATTGGAGGCCGCAGACTATGCAAATAATGGTAACGGAAGTTATGATAACGAAGAAAAGGCAACGGCCTTGGATTCCATGAATATCTCCAATGAAACAAAAGCTGCGCTTTGGCAGATTAAAGATAATCAGCTTGGAAAATCTGATAAATCAACATCATGGAAAGCAGGTAGAAATCCGTATAGTTATGCTGTGGGAGCGGCGGTTGTTGAAAATTACATGAATAAAAAAGTGGCTATGGATGAGGCAGAAGCGGCTGATGATTACAGTTCTGCTTCTTTGACTCCCGTTAATCTGAGTAGTATTGTATCTCCGGTTTCCGGCGTTGGCGAAGTGACGAGTGGTTATGGCTACAGAAATACCGGTATACCGGGGGCTTCGACTTATCACCAGGCTATTGATATCGCGGCAGAAGAAGGAACACCAATCGGTGCGGCGTTGAGTGGTGTAGTAACAAAGGTCAGCCAAAGCAATTCCGGTTACGGAAACAGTATTGAGATTACATCGAAAGATGAAAATGGTAATACTATCATTACAAAGTACAGCCATTTGAGTGAAATCGGCGTTGAAGAAAACCAGGTGATCGATCAGGGTAAGCAGATTGGGAAAATGGGTAATACCGGCACGGGTTCTGGCTCTCATCTTGATTTTAAGATTTCTATCAATGGTGAGTGGAAGGATCCTGCCCAGTATATTGATTTTACATCTGCCGGTGTTGTCGATACTAAAGGCTATACCGATAAGACCGCATCTGTTGCATATTCCGGCGGCACCGCATCCGGTGGCGGTAGTTCCGGTGGTAGCTCTTCCGGGCGAAGCGGATCTTCTTCCGGGAGAAGCGGTGGCTCTAATAGCAGTAGTAGAGTTGCGAGTGTGAGTTCTAATCGGAGCGGTGGTTCCGGGTTGACCTTGCCGAGTGTTGGAACATCATCTAAACCGACCGGGAGATCGACCAACACACCGACCTACGGCGCGATGGGTTTGACATTGCCGAGAGTGCCGCAGAGAGATACCAGCATCGCTTATAACAAGCGCGGTACATCAACACCGAGAACATCAAGAACAGACGGTAAGGGATTTTGGGATCCCGATATCCTTGCATAAGAAAGGGTGAGCAAAGCAAAACGATTGCGACTTATTGAAGAAACGGGGATTCCCCGTGACGAATGGATCGACCTTGCGCGGCAATGGTGTTCCAACGAAATGCACCGGGAGATCTTTATCCGGACTTGTTTGGATGAGATCTCCCTTGAGCAAGCGGCTGCGGAATTTGCGCTGTGCAGTAAGCGGATCGGACAAATAAAAAAAGAAGTTCTTTACGAATTAAGGAAAAGGACTTCCGCATAACTTCCCTTTGGATTCCCCTCGACTTCGTGGTCGGGGGGAATTTTTTTTTGTATTATTTAATCAAAGAAAGGGTGATTATAATGTTCAATCAATATCAACCGCAAATGCCTCAATATAACGGCTATCCCCAAATGCGGCAGTATGGAACGCAAAGACAAGAAGTGGTAAGAGTGAATGGTGAGGGTGGCGCGAATGCTTATCAGTTGATGCCGAACAGTTCCGCTTTGCTCCTCGATGAGACCGCACCTGTGGTATGGCTTGTGACTACGGACGGAGCGGGATATAAATCAATGACACCATATAAGATTACACCGTTTGAAAACCAACAGAAAACCTTGGAAGAAAGAATCAAACGATTGGAGGATATGATTTATGCGAAATCCAATGATGCAACACTTACCGCGGCAGGGCAATATGCTGCAGCAGTTCCGGCAGTTCCAACAGCAGATGCAGGGCAAGGACCCACAGGCGATAGTTATGGACCTGCTCAACAGCGGCAAGATGAGCCAACAGCAATTTGAGCAGTTGAAAGCGCAAGCAATGGAAATGCAAAAGTTTTTGCGATGATCGATCCGGAGCGGTGATCGCGGAAAATTAAATATTGAAAGGAGATAAAGATCATGGAAAATACTGGTTATTCTTTATCTGACATTGCCGCAGTAACAGACGGCAGATACAATGATGGCTTCGGTTGTGGTGGTGGTTCTTGGTGGATCATTCTGCTTTTCCTCTTTGCAGCAGGTGGCGGCGGCTTCGGTTGGGGCGGCGGCCAGGGCTTGACTCAGGCACAGATGCAGCAGGGCTTCGACACACAGGAGATCGTGCGTAAACTGGATGGCGTAAGCTACGGCTTGGCAGATGGGTTTTACGCACAGAACACTACAATGCTTAACGGCTTCCGTGAAGTGACCGATGCGGTACAACAGGCACGCTTTGATGCTCAGCATTGTTGCTGCGAGACTAACCGCAACATTGATAACGTGAGATATGAAGCGGCAAAAAACACCTGCGACATTATCCAGGCACAGCATGAGGACACACAGAAAATCCTTGATGCGATCACTTGCAACAGAATGGCTGATATGCAGAATCAAATCAACCAGTTGCAGTTGAAAGAGGCTCTCTGCGGAGTGGTGAGATATCCCAACGCAACAACCTATACTGCCGGTGGAAATCCCTTCTTTGGTGGATATAGCGGTTGTGGCTGTTGCTGATCGGTGAGTGTTCGGGCGGGGATAATACCCCGCCTTTGATTTTAGGAGGTATATTATGAAGAATAAATGCAGACTTTGCGATCGGTTTATTATTTCTACCGCAGTTGCTTTTGCAACGGATACATTAACCATTACTCTTCCGGCGGGATCTTATGCGGACGGATGCAAATATTGTATCGTGATCGCACAGGCGATTCCTGATACTACGACCATCGGTTCTACCGTGGAATTTGTGATCGGTGAGGGAACTGATACTTATCCCTTGGTGGATAAATGCGGGAATCCCGTTACGGCAGGAAGAATCAGTACCCGGACAAAATACCCCGTATGTGTGAACACTACTGCTACAGGCGGCTCATTCCGTTTAACAAGAGACCTCTGTTGTGAAGGTGAGACATTGAGAGCATTGGAGGGATAATATGGCAGACCTTAAAGAATATGTCACCGACATTTGGGAAGAACTTGATGGTGCTTCCCGATACGCAGGATTGGCAATGTCTCATCGGGAAAATTCTTCTAAGGCAGGGATGCTGAAAGAAATGGCATCTGATGAAATTCGCCACGCGGAAAACTTTATGAAAATGTTTTCCGATCAGATTGAAGAATGCAAAGCGGAACATCCCGAAGAGGTCGCATATTATGATGCGATTCATAAGTGGGAGAAGGAGAAAGTACATCATAAAATTCAGCACTTGCGAATGGCTCTGAGCAATGTGTAAAACTGGACAAAATATAGTACGGGACAATAGGTGGACAGTACCATATATAATGCCTGTTAAATGAATTGCAAATCCGCACTCTTAATCAGGGTGTCCAGGGTTCGAACCCCTGAGGGTGTACCAAAAGAAAAGACCTGCTAAATGATGGTTTGGCGGGTCTTTTTTGTTTGTTTTTTTATTTGTTTTCGGTATTTGGATTGCCGTTTTTTGGTGTTTTTTTACATCTTGTATTGGACAAAAACTGGACACTTTTTTAGGCGTTGAGTTTTTGGCGGGCATCTTCGATCATTTTTTCTGTAACGTGAGTATAGATATTCATCGTTACGGAGATATCGGAATGACCGAGAAGATATTGGGCGGTTTTGATGTCGACACCTTTTTCCGCGAGTTGTGTGGCGTAGGTGTGGCGTAAATTGTATGGTGTGAGGTCTTGCCCAAGATGCGGGGAGTGGATGATGATTTGATTGCGGTAGGTTTGTGCGCCACCGGCGAGATCCATCTGTCGCATAAGAGAGGACCATCCCAAACTATAGCGGCGTTTGGAAAGTGGTTGTCCTTTTTCACCGGGGAAAATATAGGGAGAATCGGAGCGGGGGATCTCTTTTAGAATGTTCATATACCAATCAGGAATAGGAACGGTGCGTTTCCCGGCTTCGGTTTTTGGTTCTTTGATTTCCGAAGAATTCGCTTGTACCGATTGGCGCACCGATAAGGTTTTTTCCGTGAGGTTGACATTGAACCAAGTGAGAGCGCGTGCTTCTGCCGGACGGAGACCGCACGCAAGCATGATACCGAAGAACGCGCCGCGGTGATGGGTTTTGATGGCATCGAAAAAGAGATCCAATTCTTTTTCTGTGAGGGGGCGGCGTTGTTGTTTGATCGCTGCCGTTGGTTCAATAAGACCGATGCAAGGGGAGCGGTTGATCAGTTCGTTTTCATACGCCTTTTGGAAACAGGCTTTGATATATGTCATTGCCTGGTGGATGTAGCTTTTTGATTTCCCTTCTAATTTATTGATGCATTGTTGAATGTGGATCAGACGGATATCGGAAATTTTGAGCGCACCGAGATCTTGAACAAAGCAACGGTCCATCATGGAAACTAAATCTTTATAGGTGCTGGATGTGACCTTTGGTTTTTTATAGGTTTCCAGCCATTCGGAAACCCAACGGGAGAACGGCGTGGAGCTGTTGACAATAAGGAGACCTTGTTCGGCTTCGATTTTTTTGCGCAGATATTTTTCATGTACTTCTTCGGGAGACTTGCCTCGAACCTTGATTTGCTTTTTGGTGCCGTTGGGCAGATCGATAAAGAACGATTTGCTGTAATAGCCATCGGCGTTTTTTTTCATGGGGATCTCCTTTCTGTTTAAATAAATAAAATAAAGAAACAAAGTGTTTGCTTATTTTAGTTATCTAATTTATAATGAAGTTGAGGTGATGTTTATGAAATATAAAGTTCTATTGAGTTTTGTGTTTATGTTTGCGTTGATTCTTTGCGGATGCAATACCGATGAGGATATGCAAGCGCAGTATGATCTTGGTTATGCGGACGGACAAGAAGAAGGGTATACCGAAGGATATTCTGCCGGCCTCGAATCCGCTTATGAAAGCGCATATAATACCGCCGCGGATCAGAACCTTGTTCCGTGGGAACGAGCATGGTTTTATGATTGCTGGCAAGTAAGAACCAAAGAAACATCTTTGACGATCCGTGAGGAGCCGAACAAGAACGCAGGGAAAGTCGCGGAAGTGCCGATGTATGAATATATCGGAGTGTACGATTATTCTGATGACGGCAAGTGGGGATTTATCTATTACGGATCCGCGGACGGTTGGGTGAACCTGGATTATTGCGCTCCCAGCAGAGATATTTTGGTTTGGGCAACGGATACCGGAAAAAAATATCACAAAGAAGATTGTCGCTATTTAGAAAACAGCCGGCACTTAATTACATTGTCGGAAGCCGCAAATATGATGCTGGAACCGTGTTCGGTATGCGGTGGTTACGGAATTAAATGAAAAAAGGTATAAGAAATAACGCCCTCGATTGAGGGCGTATTTTTTTTGCCCTTTTTTATGCCCGATAAAGCATGACAAATGCTATTGCCGCACAAATAAGAAAGAATACAGCAAGACTGCCACCGAGAATCATGACAAGGCTTCGGAGATACTTAACACTTCTGTTTTTTGCATCAATGATGGCATCTTTTTCTTTTAATCGAAGTTCAAGAATGATGTCTTTCTCCCTTAATTGCTGTTCCATAGATGACTTTAAGAGGGAAATCATGGTTATCTCTTTGCCCTCTTTTTCGATACCGTAGTATTCATCCAAAGTGTGACCGAGTGTTACTACGATCGGAGCGACACTCTCAAATGCAGGGCTTTGTGTGCGACCTTCGATGATGCGCTGGACAGTAGATTTAGGGATATCCGTTGCTGATGCGATAGCATCAAATGTGAGTTCGGATTCCTCTTTCCATTTTTTTAGAAGTGCGAACCGTTCTTGCTGGCTATACATTAGAATGTGTCATCTCCTTTTTTATACCAATTTTGTCTCAAATTTGAATCGGTATTATGCTGGTATTTTATTTATAAATCCCAAATATAAAATCATATTTGAAAGGCATTTTAGAACTGTTTGTTTGGTTGTCCCAAACTTGCGTATTGAGTATCACGTTGTTATCGATTATGCTTTGCCCATCAAATCACGAGGGGGTGATGAAATGGGATAGACAACGTGAGATCGGACATCCTGCGGATGCTGGATGAGATCGAAGAGTTGAGTGATCTGTATAAGATCCGCAGGCTTTGTTATTATCTGTTGCACAGGTGATTATTCGCCGACTTTTTCAAAACGGGCGATGATGTTTGTGAAGTAATCATTATCTCCTTCTTTGGTGTAGAGAAGATCGAATGATAAAGCATCAATTACATCGATATATGCGATAATAATATCTTCTTCTATCGTTTCACCGGTATATTCGTTATAGGACGGAGCATACACGATAAATTCATAAAGAGAACTTTCCGGAGCAACTTTTGCAGGTCCAAACGAATAATCTCCGTAGTAATCCCACATGGTGAAATGACCGTCTCTTATATCCAGGAAGCAATCATCGGTGAAAAAGACATTCTCTTCGGTTGCCGGAAGATCTTGCAAAGGAGTTGCGTATACGGAAACACATTCATAAGAGCCGTTGAGTTGATAGACTTTGTATGTATCTTTTTCTCCTTGTTTGTATCCTTCTTGGTAGCTTTCTTTTACTGCTGTGTTAAATTCATCTTGTGTGATGATATTGCAAGCGGAGAGAGAAAAGATCAGGATTGGTAAGAGAAGTATTGTGAAAAGTTGTTTCATGCTTTTCATAGATTCTCCTTATAAGATGCGGGAGAGGGCAACGGCCTTTCCGAGGATCTTGATGGTTCCCGCATCGTGTTCGCTATAGACCATGGGCGGTACTGATGGATTAGAAGCAATGAGGGTAATGTTTTCATCGGAAAGGTAAACATGTTTGAGGGTTGCTGAATCATCAATGATAACGCAGGCAATCTCGCCGTTTTCAACAATATCCTGCTTGCGGATAAAGATGATATCGCCATCGTTGATGCCATCACCGATCATGCTGTCACCTTTGCAACGGAGGCAAAAATCGGCATTTATGTTGCCATCTGCTTCCATATAGGTGTTGTGTTGTTGATCGGCAAATGTGGGTTCCCCGCAAGCGATATCACCTAACATTGGAAAAGATTTCTTTTTAATAGGCATCAGCTCTGGGTAATTGGCAAACGGATCGGGGTCAAGATCCACATCCTGATCAATCATGGATAGGACTATTTCAAAATCCATATTCATTCCGGTGGATGCTTGTTTTATGGTTTGCAGAGAGGGGGCAATGGGAAGACCGGTTTTAGGGTTTAGATTTTTTTCAAGCATTGAAATATAACCTTTGGAAAGTCCTGATTTCTCTGCAAAATCATCCATGCTGCTTTTGGTTTCTTCCCTGTACTTTTTAATTAAATCACCTAATGTCAAAATGCTCACCTCTTTTTGTCTGTTTAATATATAATACATTAGTATTAAAATAATGTCAAGCGAACTGAACAAAAGGTATTGACAAGATTTGTTTAATCGGTTAAACTTATGGTATATTAGAAAGGGGGCTTTATTGTGTACCGAGTAAAAGAATACAGAGAACAGATTGGTATGACACAAGAAGAATTGGCTGCAAAATCAGGTGTTTCCCGTACCACCATTTCTGCTTTGGAACAGGGAAAAGAAAAAATAGTAAAATCTTCTACCTTGGTTAATCTTGCAAATGCACTGGGAACCACTGTAAGTAAAATTTTTTTAGTAGAATAGTTTAATTGATTGAACATTTTACCAAAGGGTGATGTGAAAATGACGGAACGCAAAATTGAAAAAACAATGGGAGAAGATCTCCAAAAGAAATACGGCGCGTTATTGTCGGTGACGGATATCTGTGAATACTTTGGATTTGGACGAACTAAGGCGAAGCAGATGCTGATCGGATGCAAAGTCTTCGGTGAGGGGACGGGAGCGAGATATTTCTACGAAGAAGTGGTAGAGGCGGTGATGAAGCAATGAAAGCAGAAACCTGGAATCTGTTGAATGGACAGGGCTTTGGTGAACTTCCCGAAAGGGATATGGAATTGGAGATCCCCGAATTTATGGTGACCCGCGCTTATGCGGTGCCGGAAGTTCCCGTTTCCGCTTATTGCGGACAGGCCGCGGGGCGTGTGAAACGCAGACAGCATATGACGGAGCGGAACCACCGCCGAAGCAAAAACGCTACTTTTTGGATGGCGGTGGGCTTTGGATTGCTGGTGCTTGCTGTGAACTTGCCGGAGTGGATCTTTTGAGTGGTGGATGCGTTGCTATGGGCAACGCTCGGATAAGATGTATCTCTCCCTCAGTCACTTCGTGACAGCTCCCTCGTCAGATGGAGCCTTTGGGTGGGAGACGTGAGGTATTTATATGATTACCGAAAGAGAAGTTGACATTATTGACCGCGCGGTGAAAGTGAGTGCTTATTCCGATGAGGATGCGGTGTTGATTTTGCGCGCGTTGATTGTAGAGAAAAACGAAGAGATCGCCGGGTTGAACGGCATGGTGGATCTGCGTGATGTTGCCATTGATGAATTGGAACATCAGATCCGTGCGTTGCAGAAAAAACTGGCAGAAATAAAAGGAGTTGACGTAAGTGACCCCGATCAATAACTACTTTTCCGAGGAGAATCGGAACAGAAGACAGGCCGCGGATGCCGCGGCGGTGGAAAGAATTGAGAATGAAAAACGCCAGCGAATGCTGAACGCCATTGAGGCTTATTCTCAATTCCACCGAAAGACATTAAAAAAGAAAAAAGAGAGAGTGAAGATCGAAGAAGAGACGATCCTCGCGATTCTCGGTTTCTATTTAAACGGATACTCTGTAGCCGCCATTGGGCGCATGATGGACCTGAATGAGACGGAGGTGTTCCGTGTTTTACAGGTGCCGTTGTTGAAGAAGATGACGGGATCCCCTGTGCAATATCTGAACACCGCGGGGAAGACCGCGCGGGTTTTCCCGAAAACGGATGTGATCCTTGCGGAGTTGGATGAGCTGGGTGAGACCGTGGAACAGTTTAAGCTTGCGATGCAAGCCCGCACCGGGGTATCGGATTACTATCTGAAGCGGCTTTGCGGAGAGGCCGAAGGGTTTGTGATGGTACCGCTTGCCGCGGAGGTGTGCCATTACTTCGGGATGTGCGCTGATAAGTTATTCAGCGGCCAGCCTTTAGAAAAAGAAAAAACCGCCGAGTAATACGGCGGTTGCATCCTATAAGGACAAAGCAATTTGGTTATTAAGCTTAAATAAATTATATCAGATAATCGATTGCTTGTCAACAAAAAACACCAGTATAAACAATGTTTTTGAGCCTTGATAATATGGCTAATTTTTTGACCATGGAAGCGTTGCTTGTGCAACGCTTGGATAGAATAAATCTCTCCCTCAGTCACCTACGGTGACAGCTCCCTCGTCAGATGGAGCCTTGGGTGGGATGTGAGAGGTGATCGATTGGCGAGATACAGAAGAACCATCATTTCCGGGGATGTGATAGAGATTGAGGAATACACTTGTTATTCTTATCAAGCGAAGACCTATTCCCGCGGGATGAATCAAAATGAGACCGATGAAGAAAAAGCGGCGCGGAATTACAGAGATTCTTTGAAGAAGTTGGCGAGACTTATCAATTGCAATTTCAAAGAAGGAGATCTCTTCGTGACTTTGACACATCGGGATCGGGTGACACCGAAGGAAGCGGAGCGGGAATTGACAAATTTCCTTCGTAGGCTGAAACGGTGGAGAAAGAAGAATGATCTTTCGGAATTGAAATATGTGGCAAGGACGGAATGCGAAATGAAGAGGGAGCATCATCATTTGGTGATCAACGCCGTGGGGATGGATGTAATCTCGGAATTATGGAGACTCGGACGGGTGATGGTATCGAAGCTGGAGCCGGGAGGAGATTACACCGGACTTGCCGTGTATGTGATGAAGGAAGAAACAGAACCGCAGAAGCGGAGATGGAGGGCATCTAAAAATTTAGAGAAGCCCGTTGTGAAGATTAAAAAATTGAAAGCGGACAGGGGACGAAAGCTTTATCCTCCGAAGGGGTATCGCGTTGTGGAGAGTTATGAATATTACTCGGCATACAGCGGAGCGTCGGCAAGTTACCTGAAAGCGGTTAGGGATGGTGGGACGGATTATGGAGGTAGTGGATAATGAATAGTGTTTGTTTGGTGGGGAGGATCGTTAGGGATCCGGAAGTGAAGAGTACCGTGGGGGGAGTTGCGGTTTGCGCTTTTTCTTTGGCGGTGACTCGGACTTATAAAAACAAAGAAGGGAAATATGACGCGGACTTTTTCAGGTGCGTGGCGTATCGCTCCCAGGCAGATTATATGGACAAATATTGTCACAAGGGGGATCTTTTGGAAATCAGCGGGAAGCTGCACCAGAATTCCTTTGAGAAGGATGGGGTGAAGACCTCGGTGATCGAAGTGGTCGCGGAGAATGTGAGGAATCTCTCTCCGAAGAAGAGCGGAGCGGAAACCTCCGGGGATGACTTTGACGAGATTGAACCTTTGGATGAAGTACCGTTTTAATAGAAATGAATGAAAAAACTATGGAAAAAGATGTTGAATTTATGATCCGCAAGATGGAGAACAGCGATGAAACGCAGTTGTTAATGAGAACCAGCGTTGCGAACGCCCTTGCCGTTATCGGTTCCGCGATTTGTGATTTAGGGAAACACATCCGCGAGGATGATGGCGAGGAAGCTTATCTGCTATACCTTGATTTTGTGGGGAATACCCTTTCTGCGAAGAATCTGTGGAAGGTAATGAACAGCGACAAGCAAGGTCCTCTCGCGAAACTTGTGGATAAGATCTTTAAGTGACTTCGTTTTCCGCGGAGCGGCGCGGATGAAATACCTCTTTTCAAGAATAATACACGCTCTCCTCTGACCCGGACCGCTCTCCGGGGAAAGATATTCGGCACCTGCATATTTTAAAAATGAAAGTGAGGTGAAAAATCCTCCTGATGTTCAAAATAAATCAAAAATATAGTTTTAGGCGCAGGTGTTGATATATTACGGGTATTTAAAAAAAGAAAGGATGTGAAGACTCTCTCCTTTTCTCTTTGATAACTATAGAATATATTCGCAGGTAGTATGCGTATTTAGCTTGCGGCTCCCGCTTTGCCCGGAGCGGGAGCACGTTTATAAGTTATGAGTGATGAGTGATAAGTGAAGAGTTGTGGATGCGTTGCTTTGGCAACGCGTGAATAGAATAAATCTCTCCCTCAGTCAGCTTTGCTGACAGCTCCCTCGTCAGATGGAGCCTTGGGTGGAAAGAGGGTTTGGAAATGAAAATATTGGGATTTGTGGTGATCCGCGAGAGAGATTACGCGCGGACGCTTGATGGATATAATAAGAAAATTGAAGACCTGGAAGTGAAAGTCGGTGCTTTGGAGTTTGAGAATAGAAGGTTGAACAGTACCTTGATGTTTTTGAGAGGGTTTTGGGAGAGGGTATGAAGCATACAGCAGAAGATTTGAAGTTGATGCAAGCGTTGCCTTTGGATATGAAGATCCAGCTCACAAAAGACCGCATCCGATCTTGGGTAAATACCTATGGTGAGAGTGGGGTTTATGTCAGCTTTTCGGGCGGTAAAGATAGCACGGTTCTCAAGCATATCGTTGATTCGATGTACGAGGGTGTTCCGGCGCTGTTCGTGAATACCGGACTTGAATTTCCTGAAATTGTACAATTCGTAAAGGATGTTCAAAAAGGGAAATATGAAGGCTTAAATCCGAATGTGGATATTGTTCGTCCTGACATCAATTTCAGAGAAGTGATCATTAAGCACGGCTATCCGATGATCAGTAAGGATGTCTCAAAGGTTGTTCATTACGCAAGATACGGCGAAGAGGGGAGATACAAGACACAATGCTTGGAGCGACTTGATGGTGTGCGACTTTCTCCTTCTGGGCAATTAAGCCAATACAATTGTAAGAAGTGGAAAAAGATGCTTGATGCTGACTTTGATATCTCGCCTAAATGCTGTGATGTTATGAAGAAGAAGCCAGCAAATGAGTATGCAAAAAAAACAGGGAGGAAGCAGATTGTTGGAACGATGGCGGAAGAATCGAGGATCAGAAAGCAAGGCTGGATGAAGACAGGATGCAATGCTTATGATTCGCGAAAACCTTCCTCTCAGCCAATGGCATTTTGGCTGGAACAAGATGTGCTGCATTATATTCGGCAATATAATGTTCCTTATGCATCAATATATGGTGATATTGTATCGTGCGATTCTGATGGGATGCAATATGGAAGTGAATTATTTGACGGAGCGGTACTTAAAACTACAGGTCAACGAAGAACAGGATGCATCTTTTGTGGATTTGGCGTGAGACAAGACGGTACGCCGAATCGTTTCCAAAGATTAAAAGAAATACATCCGAAGCTTTGGGATTACTGCATCAACGGCGGTGAATACGGTGAAGATGGGATGTGGAGACCGAGCAGAACGGGGCTTGGAATGGGCAAAGTGCTGGATTACATCGGTGTGCTTTATGAGTGAGGAGGAATAAGAATGAGTTTTTATAGTGTATCGAAACTTGTGAAGAAAGTTGGGAAAGCGGTGCTTTATGAGGATTGCTTTGGGCGGCAATGGTATGGGGATGCTTGCGCGGCTTATCGGCTTTATGATATGCCGGCAAAAGTGGATCATGACAATCTCTTTGAGTTGATGGATGTTCCTAAAGAGAAGCGGAGCGGTTACGGCGAAAGCTACCGTATGCTGCCGCCGGTGACTCTTGGGGAGTATGGTGATTTTATTGCCTGGGGTTTGCCGGTGATCTTTGATGATTGCCTTTACCAGCTTTTGACTTCTCATGAAGAATCGATCTTTGTTTTGGAAGAATACTTAAAACCGCTGAAAGCATTCAAAGAAAAGGACTACCGCATTGAGGTTTTGGGAAATGGTGAGCGGTATCTGATCGTGTCTCTCGGTTCCATTGATCTGGCGGTGATCCGCGGGGAGCCTGTGAGCGGTGAGATGGTGAAGCGTTTGGAATATATGCTTGCCGCATTGAAGAAACTGGCGCAGCCGATGGGCGCGCGGTTGTTTGATCCGGAAACGGGGGAGGTTTATGATGAACAGGGAGAACCAGGAGCAGAAGAGCCTGTTTGATTGGGCGATGCTTTATGAAAACCGATATCCCGAACTGAAGATGCTTTTTCACGTTCCCAATGAGGGGAAGCGTAGTAAAGCAACAGGAGCGGAGATGGTACGCATGGGACTTAAAAAGGGTGTTCCCGATGTTATACTGCCGGTAGCGAGGCAGGGGTATCACGGTCTTGTGATCGAGATGAAAGCGGAGCGGGGCAGGTTGACTCCCACACAGAAAGAGTGGATGCGGATGTTTTCCGCGGAGAACTGGAAGGTTTTGGTCTGTTGGGGTTGGGATTGCGCCGCCGATGCCATCGCGAAGTATCTTGGATTTGAGGCCGGGCTTGTTGGTAGGCTCGCGAAGATGGAAGAGTTTAGTGCGCTTCGCTCAATGAATAGTGAAGAATGAATCATTGTGGATGCGTTGCTTTGGCAACGCGTGAATAGAATAAATCTCTCCCTCAGTCAGCTTTGCTGACAGCTCCCTCGTCAGATGGAGCCTTAGGGGGGACGGGAAAGGAAGTGTGTTTGTGAAGACTTACTTTGTGCAGGAGAAAACATTGCCTAAGGCTTATCATGAGGCTTTGAAAAAGCTGTGGATCTCTTGTGAAGGGGAATGCACGATGCTTATTAACGTGGAGAAACCTTTGCGGGAGCCGATGATTTCTAAGCTTGGGCTGTTCGGTGCCCATGAATTGGAGCAGTACCGCCAGGAGATCTGTGACGGGATCCTGGATTTTGAGGTTTTGCGCGGGAATTGGGATTATACCTACCATCAGCGAATGGCAGTGTGGAAAGATGATGTGGTTCGGATTTTGCAAGAAACGCCGGAGAGCAGGAGAGCGGTGATCGCTATTCGGGATAACGAAAAGGATATGCTATCGGAGAATCCCGCTTGTTTGCAGATGCTGCAGTATATGATCCGTGACCACAAATTACATTGCTGGGCGGTGATGCGAAGCAATGACGCGGTGCAGGCTTCCTTCATGAATATGTTTGGGTTTGTTATGCTGCAGAAGCAATTCGCGGAGCGGCTCGGTGTGGAGGTGGGGGAATATACCCACTATGCCACCAATTATCATACCCGTGATGAATTTGAGGAAAAGAAACTGGATGAGTTTGTAATTCGGTATCTCACCACACCGGAAGAGGATCCTCTGGCGGTGCCTTATGTGGGGTGCTGGGATGCTTTGATGGAAGAGGAAAAACCGAAGATCGCGGAGATGGTGCAGGAGCAATATAAAAAATACCTTGCGGAAAAGGTGTGCTGCGCCAATTGCGGCCGGGAATGCAAAGTGAAAGATGATCCCAACGCGGAGCAGTTCAGTTGTTTTGATTTTGAGAGGGAGAACAAATGAGGGGCGAATATTCTATTGGGCCTACCGAATCGGAAATTAAGAAGTGGATCAGGCAGACCATTGATAAGCGTGATGAGGAACTGCTGAAAATGAAAGGCTACCGAAAGGTAGTGACCTGCGCGGAGTGCCACAGGAGCGGTTGGTGTGATATTCAGGAAGAATTGCTGGCGCATGGTGCGGAGGATCCTTTTTGCTCGGAAGGGAAGGTGAAATGATGGAAACGAAAGACATGATAGAGTTGTTGTGTTCAGGTAATTATATGACTTCTTTGGAGCGGCATGAGATCGCGGTGCAGTTGAAGACCATTGCGGAGCGGTTGCGCCGGCAGGAAGCGGAGATCGAGAAGTTGGTGCGGGATCGCGAATGGATCTCGGTGGATGATCCACCGAAGGAAAACGGAAAATACCTTGTTTCTGCCGCTGACGGATTAATGGTTTACTCGGATAGATATGAGAAGCAAAGAAAAGACTTTCTCACCGCCGGAGCGGAATATTGGATGCCATTACCGGAACCGCCAAAGCTAACTTCAAAAAGAAATGGCTCGGCGGTAACAGAGGGGTTCGGGTTCGGCGCATCGTGGATGATGCCGTAAAGGAACTGAAAGCCGAACTTTACGAAACCTTTGCTCTTGAAGAAAAGGGGGATGAATGATGGAAACAAAAGTACTTGCCAACGCTTTGAGAAGTTTTTATGCGACTTTTGATGCAACAGAACGCCTTAAACAGATTTTTGATTTTGCGGCGCTTGAGTTAGCCGCAGACCGCTTGGAAGAACAGGAGCGGGAGATCCGATATCTTAAAAGACAGCTTGGGCGGCTGAAAGAAGGTGAAGGGGAATGATTGAAAGCATCTTGTATTGTATTTTTCTTATAGTCGCTATCGTTACATTGATTGCTCATGTGGTTGCTCTTATCTTGACCGATATTAGATGCAAAAGAGATTTAAGAGAATTGGCAGAGCTGAAAAAGGAGTTGCGCCGTTTGGAAGAAGGTGAAGCGGATGCGTGAAATTTTATTCCGCGGGAAGCGGATTGATAACGGCGAATGGGTGGAAGGTTTCTATACCAACCTTTGCGGGAAATACCACTTCATTCTTACTGGAAAATTGGACATTACCAACGGGTATCCCGAGTTAGCCAAAAATCCCGTTGATCCCGACACCGTTGGGCAGTATACGGGGCTTACCGATAAAAACGGTGTAAAAATATTTGAGGGGGATGTTATAAAAGCTCGAAATGATTCTGCTTTTGTAATATGTTATGGCGAATATTTTCCCGAATTTTATCGTGAAGCGATAAAAGATAACTTTGGGATGGTTCCCGATTGCATGCACTTTGGTTTGTTTGGAGGGAGTATAAAAACAGGTGAAGAAGTAGTTTTAACCAACTGTACGCACCTGTTTGAAGTCATCGGCAACATTCACGATAACCCTGAGATTTTGGAAGAAGGTGGGGAATGATGGCAAAAAAGAAAAAAGAACCGCAAGAACCGTTGCAAAAGTGTTTTGATTGTGAACATTATTACGCCTGCTCAATGTGGAATATCGGCACATTGCAATATACAGATGCTACGAATTGCGGTGTGTATAAACCGTCAATGGTTTTGGTTCGTCTTGAATTAGACCAAGCGAAAGCGAGAATCAGAGAGTTGGAAGGGCTGTTGAAAGAAGGTGGGGAATGAATACTGATTTAATGTTTTCAAGTAAAACAGATATGTGGTCTACTCCACAAGAATTATTTGATAAATATAATGCTCTTTATCATTTTGATATTGATGTATGTGCAGTTCCCGAAAATGCCAAATGTAAACAATACTATACGCCAGAAATTGACGGGTTAAAACAGGAATGGAAGGATGTATGTTGGTGCAATCCCCCTTATGGTAGACAGATCGGTTTATGGGTTGAAAAAGCCGCAAAATCGAAATCTACGGTTGTTATGTTATTACCCGCAAGAACTGACACAAAATGGTTTCACGATTATTGTTTGAAATACGGAAAAATTGAATTTCTTAAAGGACGGGTGAAGTTTGGCGGTTGCAAAAACTCTGCTCCCTTCCCGTCTATGATTGTTGTGTTTCCGGAAAAATCGGAGGTAGAAGAATGAGCGAATTGCGGTTATACATCAAGGACAGGTATGACGGAACGGTCAGACGATACGGCAAGAGCCAGCATGATTCTCTCCGAGTTGTCAAAGGCGTACTGACATACGAGAACTTGCAGAACGGTGGGTGTTCACCTTATAGCTATTGTTTTTGCAACGAAGACGGGAGCGAGGATTGGCTGGATAACTTTCCCGCCGAGGAATACCTGCATATTGGGGAAATTGCCGTGGATGCCGTTGAGGTGGTGCGGTGCAGGGAGTGCAGATTTCATGACGAATGTGTTATTGAATCTGCATTGAGGGCGAAAGGGAAAGAGCCTTATTGTTCCGCAGGGAGGAAGAAATGATCAAAGATAGCGGGAATCGTTGTGAATTTGAGACAGGAGCGGTACGGGATATTCAAGAAGGAAAAGGCAGATGTGATCTGATGCCCTTGGATGTTGTTCATTATGTTCTTTTGGATCGAATCACCGAGTGCTTGGAATGTTTTATTCGGGATCAAGACAGCTTTTATCTTCTGGATGCTCTGAATGAATTTGCCGCAAGAGCCTACGATGGCTCGCGTGAAACGATGTTGTTGGAAGTTTCCATCCACTTTGAAGAGGGAGCGAAAAAGTATGGTGAGTTCAATTGGCAAAAAGGGATCCCGGTGGAGCGGTACATTGATAGTGCTATTCGACATTATCTTAAGTGGAGACGCGGGGACGATGACGAAAGACATGATCGTGCCTTTGTTTGGAATGTGATGTGCTGCTATTGGACTTTTGAACGGAAAGCTGAACTTTTTAAATAATGCCTATAGGCTCCCCGCTCGGTGAACATTACAGACTAATGAAAGGAGCGGCTCCTATATATTCTTTGGGCGGGGAGATTTTTTTAGGTGTTGAGTGTTGGGTGATAAGTGATGAGTTGTGGTTGCGTTGCTTGGGCAACGCTTGGATAAAATAGATCTCTCCCTCAGTCAGCTTTGCTGACAGCTCCCTCGTCAGATGGAGCCTTTGGGGGGGTGTGAAGGAAAGAGGTGATCGGATGGCGAGGTATCGGCTGCCGGATGATGTGAAGCTTGCGGCATTGGCCTATGTGAAGGGGTATCCGCGGTTAAAAGCAAAATATATGCGGGAGTTTAACGACATTGTTTCCGCGACATCGTTTCCCTTTGATGTATATAAAGAGGATTCCGTGAATGAAAAAGGAGAGCCTTGCAAGTTCGATTGCCTGGTGCCAAAAGTGCGCGTGGAAGGGCAGGTGGGGAATCCAACGGAGCAAAAGGCTTTGAAGCTGGAATTGCTGCAGCGGAAGCCTTACGTTAAGCGGATGCGTGCGGTGGAAAAAGCCATGGACCTTGTGGGTGACCGGATCCGTTCGGAAGAGATTCGGGATGCTTTGGTGGAAGCGGTGATGCTGAATTGCGATAGCGGCCGGGAAAACAATTATGAATCCATGTCTTTGCCGGGGATCTCGCGGAAATCATTCTTTGCGGAGCGGAGACGGTTTTTATGGTATGTTGCGAAGTATAGTGACCTTATAGAAGAAGATGAAGTATAGGAGCGGGACGATACATATATCGTCCCTTATCTTTGAAATTGGGTACTGTGCAACTTTTTTTTATGGTAGAATGGCTATAGTGAGAAGTCACCTCTTGGGGGGCGGTGGTCTTTTTTTAGTAGTTTTTTCATCCATCGCCTCCGTTCCCTCTTGGAAACAAGTGCTTTCAGGCATTGTTTAACTCCTTTAGAATAGCAAAAAGACACGCCATTGGTAGGTTGGCGTGTCTTTTTGTTTTGGGGGTATGAGGTTGTTACCATTTGGTGTTCATGTAATCTTCAAAGGCATTCATGATAGTGTTGATTGCTTTTTCCTGCGCTTCTTCCGAAGCGGCAGGGAAGCGGTTGTGAATGTCATCTGTGATATCTATCTCAATGGATTTTATCATATCGTCAAAGTCATTGAATTCTTCATCGAGATATTCTTCGGCGGCATCGAAAGTGTATAAGTAGGAGCGGGGCATCTTGTTGTCGTATGCGATGTGGATGCCGTGATCAGTGATCTCTATAATCAAATCGTATTCCAGCAGATCTTCCGCATGGATATCAAGGGCGGTAGCGAGGCGAGCGGCGATATCAAGTGAGGCATCGTTGATGGATCGATCTCCGCTCTCAAGGCGGCTGATCGCTTGTCTTAAGATCCCTGTTTTATCCTCAAGTTGGGATTGGGTGATGTTTTTGGATGTTCTGTATTTCTTTAATTTGGTCATTTTAGATTCTCCTTTTTTTAATTTAATTCTTTGAGATCTTTGCGGATCTGATTGAGGATCCGTTTGATGTTTTCATTGTAGGAAAGTTCTTTGGAGAAGCATCTGCCGAAGCCGTTGGGGTTGGGATAGGTGCATTTCTCGTTACTGTTGTACCAATTTCTCATTGTATATTTTTGGGGGATATCGAAGTATTCGCCATTAAGACGAAGACCGTTGATTTTGCCTTTGGCATCGAATGTGGGTTCCGCTTCGTGATAGATGATTTGAGCGTATTCACCTTTTTGGTTTTCCCATTTGAGTGCTTCTTTGATTTCTTCTTCGGTATTGCAAATAATATCGTTGACGGTAATGTTCATGTTGTTTCTCCTTTCATCCGAAACCAATTGGTTTCTCTAACTGTCTTTATTGTAAACCATTTGGTTTCATTTGTCAATAGGTTTTTTGAAATTTTTTTATATAATTTTTTATTAGAGAAAGGCGGTGATTAGGGATGGCGAATGAGCAGAATTTGAGACCGCGTGAGGGCGGTTTAACAATCGAAGAACAAAAGAAAGGCGGGAAGAAAAGCGGAGAGGTGAGAAGCCTCCGCGCTACGGTGCGGAAGCAGCTTGATATGAAGGTGCCGAAGAAGGGCATGAGCGATGTTCATGAGCTGATGGATGAGATGGGTTTGCCGAAAGGTTCCCGTACTTATAATGAGGCGATCACCGCGGCGATCTTACATAAAGCGGTGAAGGGGAATATCGCGGCGGCACAGTATATCCGCGATACCGTAGGGGAAAAACCTACGGATAAAACCGAAGTGGAACTGGGACCCAACACCAGAAGTGACCTTGAGGGGATGTCCCTTGAGGAAAAGAAAGCAATGCTGGATGATATGCTATTAAAGCTGGGTGGTTCTGAGTGAGCGATAAAACGAGCCACAGGGAGCTGAATACTAAGATAAAATTACTTCAATGGTATGAATACCTTAGGGCAACAAATAACGAGGCGTTTTTGCCCTTGTTTTTTGATACCAATCGTTACCTTGTATTGAAAGGCGGCGGTGGGAGCGGGAAATCGGTGTTTGCGGCGCGGAAAGTGATCGAGCGGTGCGTTTCGGAATACGGGCATCGTATTCTTGTTTGCCGAAAAGTCGGCAGGACGATCCGTGAGAGTTGCTTTCGGTTGATCATCGGGCATCTCGGAAAATATTACCCGGATGTGGAATATAAATCGAATATGACCGACATGAGGATCTATTTTCCGGCAACGGGGAGTGAGATCCTTTTTACCGGTTTGGATGATGTGGAAAAGCTGAAATCGATTTATAACATTACCGGCTTATGGATCGAAGAAGCATCGGAACTCCTTGAGGGTGACTTCAATCAGTTGAACATCCGTCTGCGTGACGAGACGGAATATTATAAGCAGATCATTATCAGCTTTAACCCGATATCATTAACTCATTGGTTAAAGGCGCGATTCTTTGACCGTGAGTTAGACGATTGCACCATCAGCGAAACGACATATAAGGATAACCGCTTTCTGCCGCAGGAAGCCATTGATGTACTGGAAGACTTCAAATATACCGATCCTTACTTCTACCAGGTCTATTGCTTGGGGCAATGGGGCGTAACGGGGCAGACGGTGTTTGACGGTCGGACGGTGACGGAGCGGCTCGTGGAAGTGATGAAGACGGAGCCTTTGCGCGGCGAGATGGTTTATGACTATGACGGGCTGCGGATCACCGGTGAAGAGTTTTTGGAATCCGCTGACGGACTTTTGCGGGTATATGAGAAACCGCAAGAGGGTGTGCCTTATGTGATCGGTGTGGATACCGCAGGGGATGGTTCGGACAGATCGATCATTCAGGTGTTGAACGGTTTGACTTTGAACCAGGCGGCTACGCTGATCGCCGCGGATATGCATGAAGACCTTTTTGCTCGGCAAATTTACTGTTTGGGCATGTGGTATAACCGCGCGCTGGTAGCGGTGGAAGCGAATTTCTCTACTTATCCGATCCTTGAATTGGAGCGGCTGCGGTATCCGAAACAGTACGTTCGTGAAGTGATGGATGACGCGACTCATAAGATCCAGATCAAATTTGGTTTCCAAACCAACGCGAAGACGCGGCCTGTTGTGATATCCAAGATGCAGATGGTGGCGCGTGAAAACATTGATAAGTTCAATAACCGCGAGACTTTGGAAGAGATGCTAACCTTTGTGCGAAATCCCGATACCTTTAAGCCCGAAGCGGAAGAGGGGGCGCACGATGATACGGTGATGGCTTTTGCCATTGCGCTTTTTGCTCGTGACAGCGGGCAGATCTCGCTCTCGGTGGGAGCGGTGGTCAGAGAAAAAGCGGCGGTGAAGTGGACCGAGGATATGTGGGAAGATTACAGAAACGCTTCCCCGGAAGATAAAAAGATGCTGAAAGAAAGGTGGGGATCACCTAAAAAATGAAGACCGACACAAAGAAGCTGGAGCTGTGGAAAGGCAGGCTACAGGCGAATCAAACGAAGTATGATGCCTGGGCGGCCGAGTTTGACCGCAGGGAAGAGTTGTTCCGCGGCAGGAAAAACGTGGACCCCTGTTGCGAGGGGGATGTAAAAAAAGAAACGCCTCATGTGCGGAACATTGTTTCTGAACTTATCGAGGCGCAGGTGGATACCTCTATTCCCATGCCGAAGGTAAAGGCGCGGAGAAAAGAGGACGAGGGTTTGGCGAAGATCATTGAGAACATGATCATTGATGAGCTGGACCGTCTGCCTATTGAAGAACTGAATGATATGATGGAACGGACCGTACCTTTGCAGGGCGGTTCTTTCTTTTGGGTGGAGTGGGATCACTTTTTACGCACCCATACCACCACGGGTGAGATCACATTGAAGGTGCTTCATCCGAACAAGGTGGTACCGCAAGACGGGATCTATACCTGCGTTGAGGATATGGACTATATCATCGTGAAGTTGCCCCAGACGAAGGAGTACATCCGCAGGAGATACGGCGTTTCCGTTGCCGATGAGAGCGAGGAAGAACCGCAGATCCGCGGGGAGGAATCTTCCGAGGCGAGCGGGTTGGTAACTCAGTACATCGCTTACTACCGCAATGACCGAAACGGGATCGGGTTGTTCAGTTGGGTGAATGATACGGTTTTGGAAGACCTGGAAGATTACCAGGCACGCAGACTTAAGAAGTGCAAGGAGTGCGGAGCGGTGGCCTCGGCAGAGTTGATGCCTTTGGATGCTCCCAGCGAAGACGGGAATTATCCCGACCACGCAGAGGAGCGGAAAAGCACCAAAGAGCAATGCCCTTATTGCGGGAGCACGAAATTGGAAGATTCGCCGGAAGATTATGAGACCGTTTACGGTGATAAGATCTCCGCTCATGGCGTAGCGATTCCCGGTATGACCATGGACGCGATGGGGCTGCCGATGCCAACGCAGATCCCTTACTATAAACCGGATGTGTTCCCGATCATTTTGCAAAAGAATGTTTCGATGCACGGTCAGCTTTTGGGTGACTCGGACGCCGATAAGATCGAGACTCAGCAGAATACATTGAACCGCATGAGCGCGAAGATGCTTGACAAGCTGTTGAAAGCGGGATCTTTCGCGACTTTGCCGCCGGATGCCACGATCTCTGTCGACAATGAGGATATGAAATATATCCGTTTGGAAAGTGCCGCGGATAAAGCGATGATCGATGTTTTTGATATGCAGGGCAATATCGAGCAGGATATCGTGCTGTATCAGCAGGTGTATGAAGAAGCGCGGCAGATCACCGGGATCACCGACAGTTTCCAGGGGAGACAGGATCCCACGGCTACTTCCGGGAAAGCGAAGGAATTCGCGGCGCAGCAATCCGCGGGGCGTTTGGAAAGCAAGCGGGTAATGAAAGAGGCGGCATATCAGTTGCTCTATGAGATCCTGTTTAAATTTATGCTTGCCTACGCGGACGAGCCGAGGGTGATCACTTCCAAGGATATGCACGGCAACACGCAATATGATGTGTTTGACCGCTATGATTTCTTGATGCAGGATGCCGCCGGGGAATGGTACTGGAATGACCAGTTTATCTTTTCCGTTGATTCCGCGACACCTTTGGCGAAGGATCGGGAAGCAATGTGGCAGGAGACCCGCATGAACTTGCAGACCGGTGCCTTTGGGGATCCCGCGGATATGAACACGTTGATTCTCTTTTGGCAGAAGATGGATGAACTCCATTATCCCGGAGCGGGTGAGACGAAGCAGTATCTGGAAGCTCGGCTGCAGGAGCAGATGATTCAGCAGGAAGAGATGATGGCACAGCAGAGAGAAGCGGCTTTACATCAGATGAAGAATGAAAAAGATATCCGCATGGCAGAGATCGAAGCGGATTCAACAGAAAAGATCATGAAAGGGATGAGCGCGAATGGCAATCAGAAAACCAAAGAAAAGAACGGCAACGAGTGACCCGAGGAAGAAGAAATAATTTAGTTTTATATCAGTCCATCAGAAAGGGGGTGAGAGAATGAGCGGTTATGCGGGTAAAATCGGGAATAAAGGTTCCCAGAAAGTGGAAGCACCTTTGAAACAGAGTACACCGAAAAAAGGTTCTGTGAAAAAAGGTGATGACATGAGATGATTCATGTCGGAGCGGAATCCCTCCACCATGCTACGCATGGTCCCCCTCAGCTAACGCCTTCGGCGACGCACGCAATTATCCTTGAAAATGCCTGCGGCATTTCCTAAGGTTAATCGTGCCTTTAGCAAGGGAGGTTTTTTGTTGGGTTGATATCCAACATTTCTCATGCGAGAGAGTAAAAATGCGAAAGGAGACATTGTATGTCTAACGATATTTCTTTTGACGGTGTGTTTGATTTTGAGGGTGGCGCGGAAAGCGCGGAAGAACAGGAAGTCACCGAGCCTGTGGATCAAGAAGAAAGTGAGACTTCGGAAGAAGTTGAGGATAGCACCGAAGGTGTAGAAGAGCAGGAGACCACCGAACCTGCCGAAGAAAAGCAGAGTGCCGAGGATAACGCGAAGTTCGCGGCGGCACGCCGAAAGGCAGAAAAAGAGCGCGATGAGGCCATTGCCAAGTTGAAAGAAGAACATCAGAAAGAACTGGATTCTATGGTGGCTTCGTTGGGGTTGGAAAATCCCTATACCGGCAAGATGATCACGACTCGCGCGGAAATGGAAGCTTATCAAAAGCAGCACGCTGAAGAGCAGTTGAGCGATATGAGAGAGCGCACCGGGCTGACCGAAGAAGATGTGGAGAAGCTGGTTGAACTAAATCCGAAATATCGCCAGGCAATGGCTGACCAGGCGGCGGCGAAGGAAGCAAAAGAGGCGGCTGATTCCGCAAGGCTAAAAGCCTTTTTGGAAGAGGCTGTGGCTAAGATCGGCACAATGGATCCCGCGGTGAAAACCATGGAAGACCTGCGGAACCATGAATCCTATAAAGAGGTCGATTCTTATGTAAGAAGAGGTTATTCTATCCCGGATGCTTTTTACAAGGCGAACGAAGACGCGATCCGCGCGCGGGAAAGAGCGGCGATCGAGCAACAGGTCCGCAACAGCATGAACGGGAGAGGACACCTTGAGAGCAGTTCCCCGCGGGGAGATGGGGGGATCAACGTTCCCGCGGATGTTATGTCTTTATACAGACAAATTAATCCCCACGCCAGCGATGATGACATCGTAAAGGCGTATACAAAATATGTTAAACAGAAATGAAAGGTGTGATTTATAATGGCTTTTTTAATTCATACAACCGATGATGGTCATATTCCCGCCTGGGAATATCTGCCCGCTTCTGCCATCACTCCCAAAGTGGGTATGGCACTTACCATGACCAGCGGCAAATTGGCTCTTGCCAGCGGCACCACCGTGCCCAAATACATTTGTATGACAGAACGTAGTTCCGCATTGACCGCCGGGGATATCATTCCCGTTATCGCGGTTACCGATGAGATCGTGTTTGCCACCGAGAATTCCGCGGCTCTTACCGCAGCGGCTATCGGCACCAAAGTTACCCTTGCTACTGATGGCTTGAGAGTTACCGCTACCGCTACCGATGGTGTTGCCGAGATCGTTGGTCTTGAAGGTACCGCCATTGGTTCTGTAGTTAAAGTGCGTTTCAGATAAGAAAGGAAGTGAAAGAACATGGCTAATATTACATTCTCCGAAGGCAGCGGTGTAAATGACTCTATCTTCGGTAAATCCCAGGCTCCCATTCGTATGCTGGTGGAATCCCGCGCGGAAGCGTTGGAAGAAAAATCCATTTTGAAAGAAGTTTTCGTAATGGATAAATCCAAACATTGGGCTGAAAAATATACTACTCTTACCGCTATGGACGGCTTTGACCCCGTTGGTGAAAACGGCGCGTATCCCCTTGACGGTATGGAAGAGGGTTTCTCCCAGACTCTGGAACACGTTACCTGGAAAAACTCTTTCTCCATTTCCCGTGAGATCATGGAAGACGGTAAACTTTTGGATTTGAAAAAACAGCCCCAGGGATTTGTGAAATCCTATTACCGCACCCGTGAAAATCTCGGTGCAGCTTTGCTCGGTTCCGCGATCCAGGGAAACAGAACTGCCGCATACCGCGGTAAATCTTTTAACACCTGCACCGCTGACGGTCAGGTGCTGTTCTCTAAAACGCATCCCTCTAAAGTGAAAGGCGCGGCACAGAGCAACCTCTTCTCCGATGCTTTTTCCGTGGATGCTCTTTCCTATATGGAAGCGGCAATGCAGAACTATAAGGGGGACAACAATGAACTTGTGAATGTATCTCCCAATACCATCCTCATTCCCAACGACGCTCAGTTGAAGAAAGAGGTCTTTGCCGCCATCGGTGCCGACAAAGACCCTGCCACCGCCAATAATGGCTTTAACTTCCAGTTTGGCCGCTGGAATGTATTGGTGTGGAATTACCTTGATCAGTTCATTTCCTCCGGTACCAAACCCTGGATCCTTTTGGATACCGACTACAATGAAGAGTACATCGGGGCGGTGTTCCTTGACAGAACTCCTTTGGATGTTCGTTCCACCATCGATGAAAATACCGATGCCAACGTATGGCGCGGCTATTCCCGTTTTACCGCCGGCTTCAACGATTGGAGATTTGCGGCGGTTGGCGGCATGACCGGCGGTACTACTCTCATCAGCAGCGGCAATAGCTGATCATATTGAGACAATGAGACTTAGAAAGGGCAGACTTAGTTCTGCCCTTTTCTTTGTATAGGTGGTGATTTATTTGACGGTTAGAGAGTTGCTTACTTATGTAGATAGAATGAGACCGAATCCTTTTTCTGTTGAGGAAAAGTTGATGTGGATCAATGAGTTTGAATCGATGGTTCAGACGGAGGTTTTCTTGATTCATCCCGATGATATCGTGTTCTACCTTCCCGATGGAGAGTGGGAGATGACGGGAGTTTATTTTCCCGATGAGTTGACCATGGTTTTGCCGAATCGGATCAAGGTGAGCGATTATGCCACGGTGGAAATTAGCGGTCTTGTGACCTATGCGGCGAATAACGGCAGTTTTACGGTGAGAGGTGTGGATCAGGGCGGCAAGATGATTTTCAAGTTGGGTGATGCTTTCCCCGCGGTGGGTGAGACTCCCGACGCGGGAACGGCGAAAATCGTTTGTAATCTTGAGGATGTGGAATTGATTTTGCCCGAAGCGTTTCAGCATCTTTACTATTATTATCTCTACGCCATGATCGACAATGCCAATCAGGAATATGATCGCTACGATAACTCCCTTGAGACTTTCAACGGGAAGTATACCGCTTTCAAGAAGTGGTATACCACGCACTATCCTAACAGGGGGTGCCACTAATGAGCGGAATCGGTTTTAAAGAATATGTTGATTTGGAAAACGGCGAGGGATTCTGCGGCAGACCGAAGGAAGAAGGGTTTAAGGAACATCCCGAAACGCACCGACATTGTTATAACGATGGTTTTACCGGTGTTTATGAGTTGGCGCAGAAGTACGGCTTTACCGGGACGGAGCAGGAGTTTCTCGCATCGCTGAAAGGTGTTAAGGGTGACGGCGTTTACATTGACCATATTGACCAATCGGATGTTGCGGGGGAAGTAAGTACCATTTGGTTTACGGACGGGTCTTCGATGCGGTTGATCAACGGGATTCCCGGTGAGAAAGGTGACCCCGGCAAAAATGGTTATACGCCGATCAAAGGCGTTGATTACTTTGACGGAGAACCGGGAGCACCCGGCTATACTCCCGTAAAAGGCGTGGACTATTTTGACGGGGCGAAGGGGGATCCCGGAGATCCCGGTTATACTCCCGTGAAGGGCGTGGACTATTATACCGCTGCTGATAAAGCGGAGATCGTGCAGGATGTGATCGATGCTCTGCCTGTTTATGACGGTGAGGCGGTGATCACATGAGTTATAGCTTTGAAATCGAATCAGGTAAGAAGATCTCGCTGAAGACCGCGGGGAAGTACGTTGATAGAGATATTGATGTTACCGCTACGGGCGGTGCGGAAAACCTTGATGCTGTGCTGACGGAGCAGGAACAGTTGATCGATACATTGATGGAGACTTTGCAAGGTAAGGCGGCGGTTGGCGGTTCGGATCCCGTTTTACCTGCGGGGTGTATTCGCGCGGCTTATGTGCGGTTCGCGGGAGATCAGATCGTTGATACGGGTATTGTTCCTAATCAGGATACGAAAATCAATGTTTGGTATACAAGGGACACTACCGCGGCTGCGTACCTTTACGGTGTGGTTAGCAGCGGTAATACCGCTTCGGTAACGGCTTATCTTTCCTCCGGGGGTGCGTGGCGATTCGGCGCAAAGAGCGTAAGTTATACTCCATCATCGGGAGATGACATTATACAATCCGCAAGCGTGAGCAAGACAGGAATCTTGCGTGCAGGTAATACGCAAACTATATCGGGTGTTGCGAATTTTGAAGCCATCGGCAGTTTGCTGATCGGCAGCGCGAGAAGTGCCACGGGAGAAATTGGTGTACCGAGTTACAATGGTAAATTGTTGCGCTTTGAGATGCTGAGCGGAGATACGCAGGTTTTGAATTTGACCCCAATATATAAAGATGGAGAGTTCGGCTTTTATGATATGGTAAAGGGTGAATTCCATTTTTCTATTACCGATACTCCTTTGGAAGGGGGGTATGTTTTATGAAAAATGAAGAGAGAATCTCGGCGCACAACAGCGAGCTGCGGGAAGCCATCGCAACGGCTGAATCCCTACCGAATGCGGGTGTGTCATTCACAACGGATGAGACATTGTCCCTTATTGACGGAGTATTATCTGTTAATACGGCGAAAGAGCCGGATCCCGATAATACTTTGCCGATCACATCCGCAGCGGTGGCAATGACTGTGGGGAATATTAGTGCGATCCTTGATACGATATGACGAAAGGAGATGAATATAGTTGGCAACAGTTACTGTTGAAGAAAAATTGTTAAGTAAACAAAACAGCAGAAATATTATTCGCGCAAAACTGGTCGAGTGCGGTTTGGCGACATCCACGGATATGCTGGAAACATTAGCAACCATCGTTGATAATATCGTGAATCGCGGCGCGGTGTCTGTGAGCATCAAGGAAGGAGAAACCTATACGATCCCTGCCGGTTATCATAATGGTGCCGGTACTGTTTCGGGAATCGCAGGTGGGGGAGACTATAAGCTGGAACCTACAAAAACGGTGACACCGACAAAACAACAGCAAGCCATTACTCCAGCCAGCGGTTTTTATGGGTTGGAGGGAGTGACCGTGCTTTCCATTCCCGAATTATACCAGGATGTTTCAAGCGTTACAGCAACGGCTGCGGATGTTCTTTCCGGGGTTGTTATTGTTCTTGCGGATGGTTCTATCGTTGCAGGGACAATGGTGAATAACGGAGCGGTTACAAAAGTATTGGATGCAACGACCGTTAGTTATACCGTTCCCAAGGGATACCATAGCGGCAGCGGTAAGGTGTCCATTACTCTGGAAACCAAAACGGTGACACCGACAAAACAACAGCAAGCCATTACTCCAGCCAGCGGTTTTTATGGGTTGGAGGGAGTGACCGTGCTTTCCATTCCCGAATTATACCAGGATGTTTCAAGCGTTACAGCAACG